GATTAATCGCAGTCAATTGTAAAACATGTCGACTCCCAAGATGTAAAAACAACCTTGCACCTGCACAAGAGATTGTACAGGGTTAAGGATAAACAAAACCATCCGGGAAGCAAACTTTCGTTAGCATGTAGTACAATTTCTTGCGCATAAAACTATGTAAGAGTACATAGAAGAGGACACCGACCATCCTCTTTTTATCTATTCTACAATAGAGAAGACAAAACATTGGGGTATGGGTAACACACAATGTTCATATTTCACCTAGTGCACAACCCTAAAGTGAAGAAACGTTACTCAATTTATTTACAACTCTTGAAGTAATTGAGTTGGATCTATTTTTACCTATTTAACGACGCGATTGATCAACATTACGTCCACATGACACCCTATGGAGCAGGTGAAGGCCAACTCGACAATTTATAATATGTGGGCACATTCAAAAAGTACACACAATTATAGTCTGTGCCAGCTGCGACATAAAATGTATGCGCAAAATGATCATCATTGACGTCATATCGTTCGGTGATAACTTGAAGATTATCTATATAAGTATCATCCTCAGTATCACCTTGGACACGAGTATAAGGATCATTTGACAAGAATTTCTGTCGCGAATATTGTGGCACCAGAGCAGAAACACCAGCTTGTGTATGTTGGTTGGTAAGAACCAACCCAGCATTACCACTATTGATGATATTTGCCATATAGACCCAAACAAAAGCATCCATGTTGGTGTTGGAGGTACCTGAAGCTGCGGTGTAATCCGTTCTAGTTATAGTTCGTGATGTACGCTGTATAGTCACTGTGCCAGCAGCCTTATCTGATTCAACATTCAAATGCCAAATAACAGAACCAGATGACCCAACAAAACAAGCCGTAAACCAATTCAGATAAGTATTGAAACAATAATTGAAATTGTTTGTTCCAACACCAATTGTGTCCATGGCCACTTCAACTCCATTAGGGTCATAACCTGGAAACAATGGTCTTCGGTTCATCCTACCAAAAGTAAAGTAGGTATCCGTTGCCCCTGTGCCGTAATATTGTTTTCTAGACAATGTAGCACGTCTCATAAGAGCACGAATCGAATCAACCCGTTCACCACCATAAACCAAGTGAAGGTTTGGATCATCCACTGTTGGACGACCTCCAAAGACATAGTCCATTGCACTTGCCGGTTCATCGGCGGCTTGAACTATGAATGGTGTCAAGATCTCATCCTGGTCCAAATCTCTTGGTCCATAAAAGGCTAAATTCTCTGCTCCCTCAACAAGCACAGCTATTTTTACATCAGCTGACGCCACAGGTGAAGTTTGTTCAGTGAGCACACGAACAGTTAAAGTTCCATTATACGCACTTAGACTGTTTGAAATTGCACCTGTTGACCAAAGTTCCGAGCTCGTTGTGTTGGTCTTTACAAAACCAACTGGTTGAGCCCAAGGCACACGCAGTCGAATATCCTTGCTCTTGTTTATATCGACAATAACTTGATAATCTTCAACTGTATTATCCGCAGTGGCACCAATATTGGAGTGAGGATCCCAGGTAATTCTGAGTCTCCCCCTATGGTACTGTGAAGCAATAATTTTGAAAGTGAAAATGATATCACCACGCCAAAAGTTGAATGCTTTAGCTACCGCCCACATTGGTGTACCCTGAAGGTGGGTCTGACTAGCGGCTGTTATCTCCGCTACATACCACGGAGTAACAGGCAGCGAAAATAGCAAATCATCTGGTGCTTGAGCAGCAGTCCAAGTAATCTCGTCTATATAGGATGATCTTGTGACAAAAGACGAAACTAACAGTTCGTCGCCTGTATCAACACCAGAAATACGAGGATCAATTGATAACTCGCACTTCGGGTCGATTGTGAGTTTATCCACAGGGGTCCCTATTGAGGTTGTTGCCATCATGGGAAAAGCCTGATTCTTCATTGCAGGAATGTCGCCAATCATTGGAACATTTGTGAACCCAAACAATCTAGCTACATCTCCAATTGTGGATGATATCATGGAAGTGGCAGTTGCAAACGGTCTAAACATCAAAGATGCACCACCTGTTGCGCTGGCGGTGGCATCTATGATATCGACAACCTTATCGGCAGTGGATGCAATAGCTGAGGCTGGACCAGAAATTGGTCCATCATCCTCATATTCGTCCTTTGCCTGTGCTGCCAAATCAAGAGTTGGTCCAGCAACTTGGACGTTCTCTGCCCAAGCGTAAACTTGTATGGTGCAACCAGCTCCAACCACAGAGTTAGCATTCATCAATGTTGATATTGAGTCAAAACTCAACATTCCAACATTTGCAAGTCCTGCTGAACTAGTGGCATCAAAATACTGTCTATGCCACAGAAAAGGAAGGGTCATCTCACCACCCTCGTTATTTTCAGGACGAATCCAAATATGGGGACGTTGGGAACGTCCCATAAATTCAATCCTTTCAAGACCCACTCCCCCATGTAGAACACATGGATTGTAGGTCCCATCCATAGGGCGGTAAGACACCAACCCCAATCCATAATAGAAAGGGGAGGCGTTGACAACTACTTTAATCTTCAATTCGCACCGAAGGAGTGAGTAGTTGTCAAGTTTGCGTTTTATGGCTGCTTTGGTAAAGAAAGCTTGCCAAGGAAAAATATCCGTATCGAGATTAGTACCTTCAGTCCACGTAAGTGTGGCTATTTCAACTGGTCTCGACAGGTAATCACCCAGCGATGTATTCACTGCTTTATCGAAATTACCAAACTCTGTGCAACTTGGTTTGGAGACATTCAATCCAGCAACTTGATCACTAAACTTCACATTTTGTTGTTGAAGAAGAGTGTTTGCATCGCAACAATCTTGGCTATCATCTGCCTGAGCTAAGAGCTCAGGTTGACTATATGGACCAAGACTCCTAAACTCGCAGCTAGTGCCTGTAAAGGCGCTCGCCACTTCCCAAGTGAACGAAGAACCTGAAGTAGTACATTCATCCACTTGAGCACAAGGTATTTGAGTTTCACACATTTGTGTTTCAGAAGAATTTTCAATTTTTGCAAGTCATTTGGAACCAATGTACAACTTGACTCAGAGTTGCACAGGTTTCTCACTCATTGATCACCAGCTAAAATCATCTCTAAATAGAGACTTCGGGGAACGCCCTAGCGGGTTACGTTGGGGTCCATTCTCACTTCCTTTTACAGAGTGATATAGAAAGAGCAGTAACTACCTTCAACGAACAGTTTTGGTTTAAATGGACATACTGTCAAAGCCCTGGGAGGTATCTACCACCCCTTTTCCTTATAGAGCTTGGATGTTTTTGAAGCGGTTTTAAACCGCTCAACAAGCTCCTGATAGGTTGGAAAGGTGGAATCCTCCACATAAGTTGTCCAACCTAATTCCTCTACCAAATCTTTGAGCAATTTCTGCTTTTCATGATATACCTCTTTTCCATAGAAGAAATACTCTTGGTTGGCAGATGTTATGACAGCAATTCCTTGGCTCTCCTCACATATAACCTTGGATTTATTCCATGTCATCAACATTTTCTCAATTGATTCGTGCTCCAAAACACAGAGTTGGCAATCCATATCAGCATCATATACCCACTTCCTTTTTAAAAAAGTGGCTGAATTCATGTCAATGTATGGAATGCTTTCAGCATCTTTATCCGCCATAGTATATTCTATGTCCAACATGGCATAAATTTTTTGCAGAGCAGTGTGTGTGAACCATGGACAATCCTCAGAGACTCCCATAATGTTATCATCCCCATAAGTCATGAGACATATATTCTTTTTGAACGTTTTAACTTCGTGTTGAGGATTCAGAATATGATAACAATATCTATTCCTGATACAGTTCACAATCGAATTGAGGATAACAGTCAAAGGGTTCCCGGAAGGGTTCGATCCATAGAGTCCTACCAGATCCCCATTGTAATCAACTGTGGGAAAAGCTGTATCATAACAAATGCAGTCAATAATCAGCATGTCTCTTTCAGTATAGTTTCCACTCATAACACAGAATTTTTTGATTAACTCAAAAGCTACAATTATTTCCATAGGAGACATTCTTTTGTCATACTTGGCATAATCACCAGCAATGATACGTTTTGTGCCAAAAGTTGTAATGTAACCATACAATTCTTCCCATTCAAGGGATTGAGCAATGGTTCCGGGTGCGCTCTCAAAAGCAATTCTGTTATTTTGCAACAATCGCGTGAAGCCCAAAAGGTATTTTCTCACGACTATAGTCCAATCGACAGGAGCTCCAGTAAACACTCGCGTTTTACCTGTTTGAGCCTTTTTGAAAGATACAGCCTCATCTTTGAGATGGGCACAAAAATTTGGATGAACCATCTCACCTTCACTATACCTGTCAAGGATATAATCAACTCTGTCCATTATCTCTGTTGTAAATTCAACAGGATCCAACATACCATGGTTAGGAGCAATTTCTGTAATAAAATACTTTTTGCTCTTTTTCCAGGGATTGCCGGCACTGGAGTTTCGATTGATTTTGTCAATGTATGCTACCTGTGCTCCATTCACTGCTGTGAAATCATCCAAAATGTGTACCATCTCAGACACTTGTTCACACTCAATCCGTTGGCAGATATCCTCGAAATATTGCTCCATACAATTTCTCAGTAAATCCTCGTTCAAAGTTTGGATAGGTTGAACCAAATCTTTTGCACCAATATGCCATGGGACCCATCCTTTCATCACAGGTTTAGTATATTTAAACTTATACCCATGATTGGTGAGTACATATGACATTGGTGTTGGACACACTGTGGTGTTTCCTTTCGCACGAAAATCTGTAAAAGAGCCATAAAGTTCAACAATTGGTTCTTGCATATAACGGAATACAGATTTTTTGTGGAGATCCACAACTTTACGATCCACACTTTCTGAAGAAATGAGAGAAAGGTTACCAGCTTGAACTTTGGGGCAATTGAGTTTTTCAATCATCCTCTCCAGAGTGTGTATATCTACAAACGTAGATACAAGTAAACGTGCACCTGGATTTGATGCGACGTGGATTCCCAAGATCGCATAGGCAACTCCAGTTCGGGCAATAAGAAGGGAACCACAGTCGCCATCTTTAAGCATAGTTTCGGATGAAGATTGCCAGCGGTCCGTAGAATGGCGAAACATACCAAAACCTGAGACCATGTCTTTACTCATTCTGATGTTTTCAACAGGGACAGTAGAAATTGAACCATCCGTATTTGGCACAAGCATATTTCCTTTTAGAGAACCAGAACCTTTACTCCGTATGAAGTAATTAAGTATATTTCTTCTAGGGCGAAAGTTTGGTACAAAAAAGACTGCAATGTCTAACTCAGTGTTCCGCACTATCTGATTTTCACAAAGGAAAAAATTCAAATTTGGAGTGTTGTCATACTGTTTTTTCCCAAACAACCAACACTCTGCACATGAAGAAATATCAGACAATATGTGGTTGTTAGTGAGAAAGATTTGTCCATATAGAACTGTCACCGTGCCTGTCCGTATGCTTTTATCCGCGTTTCGAATTTTAAATTTGAACACATTGCGTGAAACTTTCTGGTTAAATTCTTCAAAAGTCATCCCTTTAGAGGATCTGCTCTCACGCGTGAAATCAGCATGACTCAATTGTACATCATTATTGTACCATACATTCTCTCGACCATTCAATTCAGCGATTGGCACTTTACCAACATCATGTGAGGATATTCCCCCTTGTGCTTCAAGTGTTTTCATATACTTGCGCACAACAGCTAAAAAAGCTACGAGTGATGCAAAAGCAACAAAACTTCTAGAAGTCAATGCCATTTGAACTTGCTGTCCCATCGAAATAAAATTTTGTCGTGTAAACATCTCATCTGCCACATCACTCAGATAATGATAAATGGCTGTTGATTTGTCAAAGAAAATTCGATCAGAACAGAATCTTACAGCTCGCCGAAAAGCTCTGAACCTCTTAAAAAAGACCAGAGATAAAAGACCAGTGAAAAAGATCGAAAAGATGCCCATCGAGATTTTACCTTGAACATTATTGCAACATCCTGGAGGCATATCACAACACACACAGAGTTTAGCTTCCCTTGTATTTTGAACAGATTCTCGTACAATTCTTTGGTTGTCGTCAAACTTCAAGATCTCATTTCTCAACCATGAGTAAAATTCTTTCTTTCCAACACCTTCATGTATCAATTCTGGTGTGGCAAGACGTTGTTTAGATTGATTTTTGTTAATGGGAACTGGTTTGACAACATAAATGTCGTAAGTCCACAAGTCTGGAAATGCATCACGGTTAGAAACCTTTGATGAATCCAAAAGATTTGAATCATCTCTCCTGTATTCTGGTTTTACCTTTGGTTCTATGATGAAGGGGAATCGTCGTTGTACTGCAGAAGGACATGAGAAAAAGTGAGATGCATTTAACGTAAAGACATTAGATGTCCCAATAAGCAATTTAGCTTTCATGGGTGTGGTCCCTTTGTTCTCAAGAGATGCTTGATCAGGACAATATGGATTATTGTTCTGAGTTCGGATAACTTCATCTAAAGATGATGCGCCCATAACCTTATCTGGATTCTCACAAGCAATGTCATCAAACACAATAGTGTGACAAGCTGAGGTATACCCATCCCAGTACTTAGCAGCAGGATTTTTAGAATATTTGAATTCTGATCCATTGGGAAGATTCTTGAGTTTACAAAAATACTGAAAAATATTTTCAGTAATTGTAGTCTTCCCTATGCTGGAGTCACCGTAGATCATGAGTGCAAATGGAGCATCTCTAGTCTTCCGCGCGTTTCTTTTTGTCAACAAATCATCGCGCATCATGCACAAGTTATCCAGCTGAAAGGAGATCATCTTCTTATCATTTTTCGAGAGCGAGAATGAGTGTTTTTTGACTGATGTCATTTTCTCAATCAAACTCTCCAATCGATCAAAGAATTCACTCTCGCTGAAACCAAATGATTCTGGATCATGGAGCAATTTCTGCTGTCTTTGTACAATTTTAATCTCCTCAAATAGCTCGTCGTAAACTTTCCCTGAATGGAAAATGGTGTTGATGTCTCCAGTTGACATAACTTGAACACCACGCTCACATATGAAGATTATCAAATCAATAGTCATCTTAACAAATGAACTCTTATTTGAAAATTTCTTTTGTGTTGTAGCTTTTTCCAAGGATGTAAAACCAAGGTTATCAAAGTTTAATCCAAATTTTTCAAATAGGGAAAACGTCAAACAGTACATCATAACACGATGAAACTTGCCATATAGATCTGAAGATGTGAATGTTTCCACAGAATCGAAAACGTTCCGTGCACTTTTCACATTCTCTTCAAAACCTTGGGCTCGTAAACCTCCAAAACCATAAATGGCTTTTTCAAGGAAGGTGCATGCGTTCGCATACGCAATTCTCGTGAGAGATTTTCTACAACGTTTCTTAATGAAGCACAAGCTACTCAAAAATAACGTTTCCTTCCTCTTATCCACTTTGGAATTTCGAAATTGTAGATACAAAATCCACAAATCCTCCACCACTGAAATCAACTCATCATAATTTTCGAAAACATTGTCAATTTTATTTGTCGCTGCCTGGGCGCTACCACAGGTTTCGTATAATCTCTGAAGCGTAGTTTCGGCCATTTTGTTTTTCTTTTTAAGAGGGTCATTTGATAACGGATGCCGCCCGTGCTAATAGTTTTACAACTGTAACAAATAGTTGGTTGATTTTTATACTCACTCTTCACTTGAGCGGTTGACCATCAGTCAATTGTCATTAGTAGCAGCAACACCTGCTTTCTATCAAATCGCCTGAATCCAGTGATTAATGTTCACTGGCAACTAAAACATGAACTCCGGTTTTGAAATAGACCAAGAGATCAACAGTCTATACAATATCCCCTAGGGATTGACGGTAATGCTGTACCGAAGCGTGATTTAACACATCATGTGCACGCTATTATGTTCGGTTCATAGTCCGAAACAAACACATGTATTTTTCTAGATTTTTCGTAAACTCTTCTACTAACACTATTCAAAGAGTTAAATTTTTCTATTTTTTATACTTTTTGATTTTATTCAAATAAAACGCGTTAAGCGCTTTCACAAATAGGGTTGCACTATTTGGTGAAATAAACTAAATGTAGTAAGTGCAACAACTACAAATATCATTTCAGTTTCCAGAACAATCAAGGGTAGTGAAAGACTACTGTAGGGTTGACACAATAATATCCAGTGCCGCCATATGATGAAAAATTCGACATATGGGGGGTGCGATATTTTGTGTCCCGCCTATCAGCGAATTTTACCATGCCTTGAGGGCAGTGGAATCTGAAATAAACTGTGGGAAATCAAT